GATGGTCTTTATTTAAGAGATACCCCCATCTCTAAAAATAACAAAATTCAACAAATTAGACAAATGGTACCCGGAGTAAAAGGTAGTATATATTTAAAATAATAAAATGATAAAATTAATATAAAATGATAAAATTAATAGACCTTTTAGAAAATAAAATACTAGTCCCTAGACGCTCTAAAGAAGAACGCTCTAAGAATTTTTTAATTGCTACGCAAAAGAAAATTCAACAATATATGAAGGATGGGGGTAAAGGTAATCTTGATTTAAGAAATACCCCAATAACCTCCCTACCTCAAGGTTTAAAAGTGGGAGGTTCTCTTGATTTAAACGATACCCCCATAACCTCCCTACCTCAAGATTTAAAAGTAAGAGGTGATCTTGATTTAAGAAATACCCCCATAACCTCCATACCTCAAGGTTTAAAAGTAGGAGGTGATCTTAATTTAAACGATACCCCTATAACCTCCCTCCCCCAAGATTTAAAAGTAGGAGGTGATCTTGATTTAAGAAATACCCCAATAACCTCCCTTCCTCAAGATTTAAAAGTAGGAGGTGGTCTTTACTTAAGAAATGTACCAATAACCTCCCTACCTCAAGGTTTAAAAGTAGGAGGTGATCTTTATTTATCATATACTCCTATCACCTCATTACCTAAAGATTTAACAGTAGACGATGGTCTTTATTTAAGAGATACCCCCATCTCTAAAAAATATAGTGAAGAACAAATTAGACAAATGGTACCCAGAATAAGAGGTAGAATTTACAAATAAAAATATAATGATAAAAGTAAAAAATCTTAGACTATGAGTAAAGATACAGTTTTAAAAAAGGAATTTCAAAAGAAAGATGTAGAACGTCTTAGAAATTTAATGACCGGTAAGTATGGAGATAAAACACGTTCTAGTGTTGGTTTTTCTAAAGCTGAAATATTTTATGCTGAAGGAGATGTATGGGAACTAGATGAACGTACTTGGACTATTAAAGATGGTATTAAACAAAATATTACCAAATTAGATAAAGCAAAAAAAGCACATAATATGCCCTTATTTTGCCCTGATTGTAGTAAACTAATGAAACGTGTAGATAAACCATATTATAATGTTCACAAATTCTGTTTAGATTGTTATGCTAAATTTGAAGATAAATTAAAAGCAGATAATGAATACCACAACTACTTTAATAACATAAATAATAAAGTTATTGATAATAGAATAGAAGAATTTAAACAATTTGTTCAAGATAGATTAAATGAAAGTAATGATTCTTTTATAGCAGAAAACGGGGATATTGAAAAATGGGTTGGTAAATTAGATAATAACAAAGTAGATGAATACTCAGAAATTATTATAGAACATTTAGAAAGTTTAAAAACAAAAGAATAACCATATTTATAACAAATTAATTATTATGAAAGACAATTTTGACGTCTATGATTGGAAAAGGGGGGAATACCATTCCGAAGATTCAACTTCAACCCCACTAAAAGAATTTGATTTACACGAATGGAATAAGAACCGATATTTAAATGAAACCCCAGAAAATGAATATACAGTTCAATTTTGGGTATATCGAAATGATGATTATGATGATGATTATATCAATATAAAAGCTAATTCGGAGGAAGAGGCTCTAGCAAAAGCTAAAGAACAAAAATATAAAGGTAAAGACTTTAAAATATTCAAATCTAATCTTACAAACAAAAACTAATATTTATAAATAAAATACAATATAATGGACAACTTTAATTTACAAGGTTATATAGCAAGTGGAAGACTTCACTCTGATAACACACTATTAGCTGAAAACTTACGTACTGATACCGAAGAAGAAGGGTACTTAGATGGTATCAAAGATGAAAAAGCAGATATGAAAAAATCATCAAAAATGAAAGTATCTGAATTAAAAGCTAAAATTAAACAAGATATATTAGCTGAACTATCATTGAGTGAAGAAGAAGATGATGTTGATGTTGATATGGAATCTGAAGATGAAATAGATGTTGATATAGAGACAGACGATATCGAAATCACTAAACAAGGAACCCCTACTAAAGCAGAAGCGGGTTTATCCCCAGAAGAAGAAGCTATTCAAGATTCTCTAAAAGTAGCAATGGATACTGCCGAGGCCCTAGGTAATACGAAATTAGCAAATCAAATCGGAAATACCATTACATTTTTCACTAGAGAGTATGTAGTGGGGAGCAGATAATAATAAACATGCTCAACGAACGCAAGCTTACAGAAAGAGAAATAACCAAACGTGATGAGGCACTTAAGGGTCTATTATCTAATAAACGTAAATTAGTAAAAAAGTATGGTAGGGGTGCTGAAAAAGTTATGTATGGTATAGCAACAAAACAATCCAAAAATAAAGTCGAAAACATGAATAAAGAAAAAATCAGAGAGTTAATCCAATCGGCATTAATAAAAAATGAAGTGGTTGATGATCTAGACGAACGTGTAGAGAAAGTAGATAAACTCATGGATCAACAAGAAAAATTGAAAGAAGAAAATTTTAAGAGTTACCCTTCATTTAAGCTACTCAAACTATACCCAGGTGTAGAAATGTATCCCCTTGGGAGTATCTTTAGTAAAGAAGATTATGGTCATGGTTATACCCCCAATGGTAAAAATTTTGATACCGAATGGAAACAACCCTACTTTGAAAAAGCAGTAAAAATGGGTTATTATGAAATCATAACCTCCAACCCAAATAACCATAAATCATTATCAGAACGTATTAAGTCTATAATGCAAGAAAAATTATTAGAAAACACTTCTTCAAACTCTTCTGAAAAAGAATGGAACTCCATAGATGTAAGTAGAACGGCTGAAAAAGGACTTGACAGTAAAGAGTGGAATTCACGTACTGCTAAAAAATTAGCAATATTAAAATCTCTAAATTCATCAGGCAAGTTTAAAAAAGATTGGGATGAAGAAAGACTCCAAGGTTGGGTTGACCAAAATTACCCCTGGGAAAAAGTATCAAAACAATTCAAAGATATAAAATAATGACTAAAGCAGAATTAAGAGATAAAATTAAAAACCTAGCCGTTAAGGTTATGGCTGAAAGATCTAAGACGGATGATGCTGCTTTAGCGTACGATGAATTAGTTAAATTCCCTGCCCTTAAAGATGTTATAGTTGATTTATTAACGGGTCAATTCGACTCCTTCTTAGAATCTGTTGATTGGGTTGCTCCACGTCCAACCACTTTCCGTATAAACTTATTAAACGGGCAAAATTTCCTGCTTATGTACACTGAACGTAGTTGGATAGCTCAAGTAGCAGGTAAAAAATATTATCTACTTAACTTAGATGAAGAAGAAAGAGCATCATTAGCTATTAATCGTATTTTAAGAATTGGACCTACTGTAGGAGTAGATATGGGAGATACATCCGATACAGAAACAACCGATTCGACTGATACTGAAGAAGTAGAGGTTGATGTAGAAGTAGAAGCATAATGAAAGACACATTCGATACATTTTTTACAAAATATGCTTATAAGTTTAGCAAAGGATATCCTGACATGGATAATGAGCATGATGTTTTATTGTTAGAATCTTTAATTAGTGACACCTTAGGTGGGCTTAAATTCAAAATATCAGAAACAGCTTTATCCCCATCTGAACTAAGTAAAGATGCTACTTTACCTGGTGGTGTGAAAACCCCAAGAATTGAAATTTTGATTAATAAGATTCAAAATGGAGAGGAGTTAGAACTAAATTCAGGAGGGGTATTTATAGTTGATAATGTTGACGAAGTTATAAGTCAACTTCAAGGAAAAACTCAATTACAGAAGGCTATTACTTTAATAGATAAAGAGGGTAATAAAATAAATACATCAAAACTAAAAAAAACTGCTGATTTCGGTGGGGGAGGAGGTATGAGGGGGGGATCCGCTTTAACAGCTCAAGGAGAATCTGCCCAATCTATAGTTAATGCCATTAGATATTCATATTCCGGAGACATAAGCAGTGAAGAGGTAAATGATGAATCTGTATTAGACATAAAAAACCAAGTAGAAGTTACCGACTTTGAAGGTGCTAGGGAATTACTCCAATCAAATATAGGGTGGTTAATATCTAGTATTAGTATAGCAAATGCCTTGGCATCACAATATAGTGGTAAATTTACACAAAACAGAGGATCAAATTGGGTTAAAAACCTGGAAAAATCAGTAAAGCCCCTATTAAAAGACGTTGGTATAAGCGATATTAATAAATGGAGCCCGGCTGACATATGGATGGTTTCTCCTGAAGAAATGGGTATTAGTTGGCCTAATACTTTAGAAGAAATAAATTCATTATTATTAAAAAAGTATAATGAAGGGAAAATTATTGGTGTTTCATTAAAAAAAGCAGGTAAAGAGGCTACTTTAAAAGTATTTAACCTCCCTGAAAAATCAAAAGAAATATATGATTTTAAGGGTATCGATCCTCGCCCTAATGCAGCCAAAGGATATATCCTATTCAACGATTCCTCCATGGAATTCAGAAACTTTAATGGTTTAAGTGGGTTTCAAGGTGAAATATTAGGCAAAAAAGCCGCAGGTGGGAAAGTAGGATATGGTATTATCAAAAAAGCATTAAATGATAATGATGTTGAATTAACTTCACCATCAAAAGTAAAAGATTTAGTATTAAACGAAGACCCAAATTTTAAAGCAAAATTTGAAAACTTGTGGAAATCAACACCTGGTTTAGAAGACGAGGATTTTGAAAAATACTATGATAACCCAAAGAAAACCTTAAACCAAAATCTATCTTATAGAATATCAAAATACCTAGCCTTAGAAGTAATTAATGGTATAAACAACTCAAATAACCCAAACGAAATTGTTGCTGATTTACTTAACTATGCGTCATCACAGACCCAAGATAGCGCTATTTTTGTAAAGGCATCATAATATATTAAAATGTAGTTAACTATGTGTAAATGCGGATGTAATACTTGCGAAACAAAAACAACAGGACCTTTACTTACTGAAATTAAAGTTAAATCTTTATTATCTGAAAACTTACAATTTCATATTGACCAGAATATACCTTTATGTGAATCAAAACTTGGATTAAAATCCAAAGCACTTCTAATTAAAGAAGCTAGAAAAATGTATTCTCGTAATATATTAGATTTAAGTGAAGAAGATGAAGTACTAATAAAAACTTATTTAAACGAAGTTGAAATAGGTGATAAAGTTAAAATTAACAAAGGTGGTAAAACTGTTGATGATTGTGTATCCCTGGAAGAAATCTTGGATTTAACTGAGCATACTATAACATTTACTAAGGAAGATATGTCCAAACTTCATAAAAATGGTAAGTTAGTAAAAGCAGATAAAGATGGAAAAGACCACACATATATTTACCAAGATGAACCCTTAAACGAGGTCGAAAAAATATCCAATAAAAATAATATTACAAAAGCAACATCTTCCAATAATATTTATGAAGTTAATAGTGCTAATGGAAAACTGGTAGCAAGTAGATTAACTTTAGATGATGTAAAAGAAATTGTTAAAGATCTAAAAAAAAAACCCTTGAATTAGATGAGGTAGATATGGAAATTAATGCATTGTTAGAAATGGAAATTATTGATGAAAATATTACGGAGGCAAAGTATCAAGGAAAAACCGTTACTTTAAATAAACCAACACGAGGGGATAGTAAAAAATTTAAAGTATACGTCAACTCTGGCAAGAAAAATGTTGATGGTTCTATTAAAGTAAAAAAAGTAAATTTTGGACATGGTGGTTCGTCTGCAAAACGTCCAACTATGAGTATTAGAAAATCTAACCCAAAACGTAGAAAAGCATTTAGAGCAAGATTTAATTGTGATTCGCCAGGACCTAAAACAATGGCAAGATATTGGTCTTGTAAAGCTTGGTAAATATATGGTATTAGATTTGGATACGTTGAAGAATTTTCGTATATTTATACGAGAAATAAAATAATAAGAATAATAAGAATAATAAGAATAATAAAATGAAAGAACTATATACATTTAGAAAATACTTGGCAGAAGAAAATACAACCCAAACAACCAATGATACAGAGTATAAGTTAGATTATGGTCAAGTAGGGGAAGTTGAATATGATGAGGAGCATGACGAATTTGATACCTCTAACATGGAAGAAGAATATTACCCGCCCTCAAATAGTTTCGAATAGTTTGATGGTGAATATTATTACAACACCTCAGGACAACAACTTCGAAGCCCTCAAGAATATGATGGTTCCGAAGAAGGATATACTCCTTTTGGTGATGAATAACAAAAAACATTAATAAAAACAAAAAAACTTATAGAATGGATTCATAGCCCATTCGATTTCAAAACTCAAAAAAACGCATCTGTGACGCAATTATTAGGATTGCGTCATTTTTTTTTGTATATTAATACATAAATAAAGTATCAATATTAGTAAAAAGATAGTAATAAAAGACAAAAAACAAACCAGGGATTTAAATATAAATATGAATAATAAAAAAAACAAAATCGTTATTGTAGGAAGTGGAGTAAGTGGAATTAATGCTGCTACAAAATTAATAGATAACGGGTATCCTGGAGAATTAATTACTATTATAGATAAAGGCAAAGACCCTTATAATAGATTACCCGAAGAAGTAATGGAAGGATACGCCGGGTGTGGACTTTTTTCAGATGGGAAATGGGTTTATTTACATAATACTATTGGGGGGCATCTATCTAAATATGTTGGGGATGGTAAAGCTACTCAACTTATAGATGAAACTTGGGAAGTATTATTACGATTTCACCCCGATAAATCAAAAGTTATGTTTTCTAACCCTGTAGAGGAACCTGAATTTATACGTCCTTATTTTAATTTAAGAATGGCTCCTACCTATCATATAGGAACAAATTATTTACATGATTTAGGTAAAAAATGGTATGATTGGTTAGTAGAAAAAGATGTAAAATTTATATGGGAAACTAGTGTGCAAGATATAGATTTTGAACAACAAAAAATATATACCGAAGATTTTGAAGTAACTTTTGATAAATTAATATTTGGCACTGGAAAATCAGGTATAGATTTAACTCAAAAATTAATAGATAAATATAATTTAAAGAAAGAACCAAAAAGTGTACAAATTGGGGTTAGAATGGAATTACCACAAAAATACACTCAAAAAATGTTAGATATATCCTATGATTTCAAATTATACCAAAAACCAAATGATAAAATATCTCTCCGAACTTTTTGCACTAATTCAGGCGGTGCATATGTAGCAGAAGAAAATACATATGGTATGAAATCATATAACGGTCATAGTTTTAAACAAGAGAATATGATTAATAATATGAATAACTTTGGTATTATTATGGAAATTAAAGGGATAGAATATCCGTTTGAATTTCAAAAACAATTAGTAGACAAATGTCAAAATAATTATAGGGGGTTATATTACTCTCCAAATCAAACTCGCAAACCATCATTAAATGCCGAAGGTAACCCCCAAAATGTTTTAGAATTAGATAGTCTAGATTTATTTAAACGATCTTATGGGGAATACGCTAAATATATAGTTAATTTCATAGCAGATTTAAATGTTGTGTTTGAATTTGGAGATGATTATGGGATATATATCCCAGAAGTCAAGTTTTTATCGGAAGAGGTTTTAGTTAAATACAGTGATCTATCTTTAGTGGATTATCCCAATATACACTTTGTTGGAGATAGTTTAAGTTCAAGGGGGATAGCAGTAAGTGCAGCACAGGGAGCTCATTGTGTTAGTAATTTAATATAATTAGGTTTATAAAATATTGTAAATATAAACAATAATACCCACTATAGTTTTGAGTAGAGATATAAATAAAAATTTGGATAATTAAATTAAATTTCGTATATTAACTACAAATAATATAATATCATGGCTAAAATAGAAAAGACACCATTCCCACAGAGTAGAAAATTAAAAAAAGAAGATGGTACCATAGCGTATGTTTGGGATGGTAAACTTCATAAATGGGAAGGACCCGCTCTTATACCCGAAGGTAAAAGAAAAAATGCTGAATACTATTTATACGGTATTCAACATACTAAAGATGAATGGAACGAAGCTAGACAACAAAGAGAAGGACTACCCTACTACAAAAACCAATCTATGAAAGCATCACTTTCAGATTATAGAAATTAGTTATATGGAAAAAAGAAAAACAAATCGCATAGGAATATGTGGTACCATGAGTGTTGGCAAAACCTCTCTGGTAAATTCTTTAAAAAAATTAGAGCAATTTAAAGATTATACCTTTGCAACAGAACGAAGTCAACATTTAATGTCCTTAGGTATTCCGTTAAATACAGATTCTACGTTAAAGGGGCAAACAATATTTTTAGCTGAAAGGTGTAGTGAGTTGATGCATGAAAATATTATTACAGATAGGACTATTATTGATGTTATGGCCTTTACTTCCCAATCCAAATCAATAAAACAATCAGACAAGGATTTATTTGAAACCTATGCCAGTAATTTTATTAGTGAGTATGATTATATCTTTTATATTTCACCTGAAGGTATCCCTATTGAGTTTAATGGTATTAGAGAAACAAACGAACAATATAGAGATTTAATAAATTCAACAATTGTAAATTTAATTAAGAAACACGACCATAAAATCAACAAACTTGGAATACTATCCGGGTCTACAGAAGAACGAATCTTACAACTTTTACATTTTATACAATCTTAACATATTTATAATAAAATTTAATTATAATGAAAAAATCTGACTTAAAAAAGTATATTAAAGAAAACATTTTAACCTCACTATCTGAGGGGAATGAAGAAGAAATAAAATCTACTAATGATTTAACTGTAGCAGTTCAAGGCTTAAAAAAGGCTAAGGATGAAGCAGGTATAGAGGAAATGAATATAGGGTTAGCAGATCTAGAAGAAATGGGATATGAAGCAGGAGAAAACGCCTTTGAATCAGTAAAGGGTCAATTCCAAAATAAACCCGATTTTCAATCTTTTAAAAAAGGATACATTCAAGGGTTTGTAGATAATGCTAGTTCTTATGGTTTAAATGAAAATGAAGACGAGGACGCTGAACCTAAAAAATCTGATATTAAGGCTAACAAGGGCTTTAATAAGGCAAAAGACGAACTTGCTTTATTAACTCAAGAAATGAAATCTTTAGCTAAAAAATATTCTAGTGCTGAAGGTGAAGAAAAAGAAAAATTAGTTAAAGCCTTAAAGGATAAAACTAAATTAAAAAAGGAATTAGAAAGTATAGTATTTAAAAAGAAAATGTAATGCCATTAAAAGAAAGGTTTTTATATATAGCACTTATTTTAGTTATTGGTTCTTATATAGTATATCTTCTTACATTAAATCCTAATGGATATACTAAAGAATATAATACTAAAATTAAAGAACTAGAAAAAAAAGTTGATTCCTTACATAACATAAATGACGAACTAACTTTTCAAATTGATACTTTAAATATTCAAATATCAAATTTAGATCAAAAAATAAATACTCAAAATAAAAATATTATTATTTTAAAAAAACAAACAAATGAAAAAATTAATTCTGTTAACTTTTTTAATGATGATGAGCTTAAATTGTTTTTCACAAACCGTTACAGACAGTACAACGATACAATTAAAAAAACCTATAGTAAGATTAGTAATTAAAGATTTAATACAAGGCGACAGTTTTAAAGAAGAATTATCTTTGGTATATGGTAAAGTATCCTTATTAGAAACAAAGGTATTTTTTAAAGATAGTGTTATTAGTATTTTGAATTCTAAAGTAACTAATTTTGAATCTATAACTCAAAATCTTCAAATGCAAAATAAACTTTCTGAGGATTTAAATCTACAATTAAAGACATCCCTAAAAAAGCAAAAAATCCAAACCAAACTAATAGGTGGAATCGGAATAATATCAGTGATAGGTACCATCTTTATATTAAAATAACTGCATGTCAGATATAAAACAAGTAATACGCCAAGAATACCTTCGCTGTTGTAAAGACCCTGTACATTTTATGCGTAAATATTGTTATATACAACACCCCCAACGTGGGCGCATACAATTTAATTTATTTCCCTTCCAAGAAAAGGTACTAACGTTATTTCAAAAACACGATTACACCGCTATATTAAAATCTAGACAATTAGGTATATCAACCCTATCTGCTGGTTATTCTCTTTGGTTAATGACTTTTCACAAGGATAAAAATATATTAGCCTTAGCAACAACACAAGCAACTGCAAGAAACTTAGTAACTAAAGTTCAATTTATGTGGAAGAACTTACCTTCATGGTTAAAAGTAGATTCTGAAGAAAATAATAAATTATCTCTTAGATTATCAAACGGTTCAAAAATCCAAGCAAAATCTTCTAATGTAGATGCTGCACGTTCAGAGGCAGTATCCTTGCTAATAATAGATGAAGCGGCCTTTATTGATAATATTGCTGAAACTTGGGCTTCTGCACAGCAAACTCTAGCTTGTATTGAGGAAAATAGTATAGTTTATACATCTAAGGGTTTATATAGGATTAAGGATTTATATAAGGACCCCCAAGAAGGATTTAATGACCTAGAAATTTCAATATTCAATAGAGATAACAAAATTGAAAAAACCACTCATTTTTATAAATCCCCAAAATCTCAAACATATAAAATTTCGTTTGAAGATGGTAATCATTTAATAACAACCAAAGAACACCCACTTCTAACCCAAAAAGAGGAATGGATTCAAACCCAACACCTTAAACCTGGGGATACTATAAAGTGTGTTTATAATCAAAATACTTTTGGTAAACCCATTGTTTACCCAAAATATGAAAATGAACATTTTAACACAAAACCTTGGAGTTTAAACAATATAGATTTAGCATATTTGATTGGGTTATGGGTAGCTGAAGGTAGTTATGGTAAACGTAGGATTAATATAGCAACAGGGGATAAACCCCTTCAAAATTGGTTAGAATCCATAGGGTTTAAATATGGGGGAAGAGTTAACTATAATTTATCATCCAACATAACCTATAAATTATTTAAAGAATTCCTCCAAATTCCCTCAGGTGCTTCCAATAAATTAGTCCCTTCACATATACTAGCATCTTCAAAAGAAGAACAAATACAATTTTTAAGTGGTTGTTTTGATGGGGATGGGTGTGCTCATAAGAAAGGAATATCCTATGTCTCTACATCAAAACAGCTAGTTTTAGATATCCACATAATGCTTTTAAATTTTGGGATTAAATCCAAGTTTAAAAAAGTCTATTGGAAGAAAAACAAACTGGTATCTGTAGATTCTGAGGGGTATAGATTAGACATAAATAAAGAAAATAGCATAAAATTCTATGATAATATAGGATTTAAATTAGAAAGAAAACAAAATAACAAGACTCTATTAGAAAATATAAAAGATTGGGGTGGTATTAATTTAAATAATATTAACCCACCATTAATTAGTTCTCTTATTAAAAAAAGTGGGTATAGTTTATCTGGGTGGAATAGAAAATTCACTAATATTGAAGGTTTTTTATGGAGGAACAATAAAAATATATCTAAACAGGCTACAATACAATTATTAAAAAATTGTAATCCTTCTCTTCCTGAATATAAAGAATTAGAATATCAATTTAATTTATTAGACGAAGTTTATTATAATGAGATAATATCTATAGAAGAACATGAGGAAATTGAAACCTACGATTTAAAGATACCCTCATCCCATTCTTTTATTGCCAATAACATAGTGAACCATAATACAGGGGGTGGGGCAATTGTATTATCCACACCTTATGGAACTGGTAATTGGTTCCATCAAACCTGGGTTAAAGCAGAAAATAGAGAAAACGACTTTTTACCAATAAAATTACCCTGGTATGTACACCCAGAACGAGACCAAATATGGAGAGATGCTCAAGATGCTCTATTAGGTGACCCTAGATTAGCGGCACAAGAATGTGATTGTGACTTCAGTACATCAGGTGATATAGTATTTTATAATGAAAATATAGAATATTATGAAAAATCATTTATAAAGGACCCTATGGAGCGAAGAGGGGCGGATAAAAATTTGTGGGTTTGGGAGTCACCTGACTACACTAGAGAATATATTGTTGTAGCCGATGTAGCCCGTGGAGATGGTAAAGATAATTCGGCCTGTCACGTAATTGACGTAGAAAATAATGTGCAAGTTGCTGAATATAAAGGACAATTAGGTACAAAAGAATTTGGTCATTTATTAGTAGGACTAGCCACAGAATATAATGAGGCAATGTTAGTAATAGAAAATGCTAACATAGGTTGGGCAACAATACAAGTCGCTATAGACAGACAATACCCTAACCTTTATTATTCACAAAAGAGTGATTCCCCAACAGCCAATTCGTATTTTGACAAATACCAAGATAATTCAAAACGAGTAGCAGGTTTTACAATGTCCTCTAGAACTAGACCTATGGTTATAGGTAAATTTCAAGAATATGTTGGTGATAAAGGTGTAACTATTCAATCAAAAAGGTTAATAGAAGAAATGAAAACCTTTATTTGGAGGAATAACCGAGCAGAGGCTCAAAGTGGGTACAATGATGACTTAGTAATGTCTTTTGGTATAGGGATGTACATTAGAGATACTGCTTTAAAATTAAACCAACAAGGATTACAGGCTACTAAAAATGCTTTAAGTAGTATAAAAGTAAACAGAACATCATATCAAGGAGGTTATGGCTTTTCACAAGGAACTGATAATCCTTACCATCAGGAAATAGATGGAAAACAAGAATCCATTAAATGGCTTCTTTAAATAATATTTATAATAATAATAACAACCAATTATGGCTGACAAAAGTGTATTTACAAGATTAAAAAGATTATTTTCAACTGATGTAATAATTAGAAATGTTGGTGGTAATCAAGTAAAAGTAATAGATAGTGGCCAAATCCAATCCACAGGTGAATTAGAGACTAATTCATTGATGGATAGATATAATAGAATATATTCAACAAATCCAACTTCATTATATGGAGCCCAAGTTAATCAAAATTATCAATATCTAAGACCCCAACTATACTCAGATTATGATGTAATGGATCAAGATGCTATTATTGCTTCTGCTCTTGATATATTAGCTGATGAATCAACCTTAAAAAATGACATGGGTGAAGTACTCCAAATTAGAAGTGCTAATGAAGATGTACAAAAGATACTATATAATCTATTTTATGATGTATTAAATATAGAATTTAATTTATGGATGTGGATACGTCAAATGTGTAAATATGGTGATTTCTTTTTAAAATTAGAAATAGCAGAAAAATATGGGGTTTATAATGTAGTTCCCTATACGGCCTATAATATTGAAAGACAAGAAGGATACAACCCAGAAAACCCAGCATCTATAAGATATAAATTTGCAGCCGATGGAATGGGAAGTCATAGCTCGGGTATGTATCCGGTTCAAGGGGCTACTGCTGGTAATTTACAAAATGAACCTGGTATTTATTTTGACAATTATGAAATGGCCCATTTTAGGTTACTTTCTGATGTTAACTATCTTCCTTATGGTAGATCATATATTGAACCCGCTAGAAAATTATACAAACAATACGTGCTAATGGAAGATGCTATGTTAATTCATAGAATCTCTCGTGCTCCTGAAAAACGTATTTTTTATATGAATGTTGGGTCTATACCCCCAAATGAGATAGATGCATTTATGCAAAAAACTATTAGTAATTTAAAACGTACCCCTTTCCAAGATAATAAAACAGGGGAATATAATTTAAAGTTTAACCAACAAAATATGTTGGAAGATTTCTATATCCCCGTTCGTGGAAATGATCAAACAACTAAAATTGAGACCGCACCTGGATTACAATATGATGGTATCCAAGATGTTGAATATTTAAGAGGTAAATTATTTGCTGCTCTTAAAATACCAAAAGCATTCTTAGGATATGAAGAAGATATTGAAGGAAAATCTACTTTAGCAGCTCAAGATATTAGATTCGCACGTACTATAGAAAGATTACAACGCATTATACTATCAGAATTAAATAAAATAGCCCTAGTTCACCTATACACCCAGGGTTATACTGATGAAACCTTAACCAATTTTACACTTCATATGTCTAGTCCCTCTATTGTATTAGAACAGGAAAAGATTGAATTATTGAAATCAAAAACTGAACTAGCCGCTATGCTGTTAGAGCAAGGCTTAGTACCCTCTGATTGGATTTACGATAATGTTTACCAATTTAGTGAAGACCAATTTGATGAGTATAGAGATTTAACTAGAGAAGATGCAAAACGTAAGTTTAGGATGGAACAAATTGCTTCTGAAGGGAATGACCCCCTAGAAACAGGTAAATCCTACGGTACTCCTCATGATTTAGCTTCACTATATGGTAAAGGCCGAACAATGTCTGACCCTGGAAATGTACCTGATGGTTATAATGAGGACGAGCCTGATTTAGGACGTCCAAAAGACACAGTTACCTCAAGAAATAAACAAGATTCTAATTTTGGTAAAGACCGTTTAGGGGTTCAAGGTATGAAAGGTAAAGATAAAGAAAGCGCAGATTCACTTCGTCCTAAATTTAAGGGTGGAAACCCCTTAGCACTCGAAGGTGCTAAAAAGGCTTACTTGCAAAATAAACAACTATTTGAATCTATGGACAAGAAAAACCTAGTATTTGACGCTGATAGGGACACATCATCATTATTAGATGAAAAACAATTAAAGGAGTAATTTCCCTTCAATATTTATAAACAAATATATTCTTTGATGAAAAAAAATAATAAAATCACACATTCTAAATACAAGAATACTGGAATTCTTTTTGAATTATTAGTACGTCAAATAACCTCTGATACTTTAAAAGGTAGTGATTCTCCTGCTATAGATATATTAAAAGAATACTTTGTTAAGACTAGCCTAGGTAAAGAATATAAACTCTATGAGTCTATTCTAAAATCCAAAGTATTAAATGAAAGTAGAGCGGCATTAGTAGTTGATACTATATTGGGGGCTTCTTCTAAGTTTAATAGAACTTCATTAAAAAAGCAAAAATATAATTTAATTAATGAGATCAAAAAACATTACAATTTAGAATCTTTTTTTGGTTCAAAAGTAGCTAACTATAAAGAATTAGCTGCCCTATATACTTTAATAGAAAATACAAACTCTACTTTATCTATAGACCCTAACCAGTTAATTGAAAATAAAGTAACTTTGCTAGAACATTTAACTAAGAAAGAAATTCAAGAAGATACTAAACAAACAGTACTAAAAGAATTTGCTACTTATGATAAAGATATAAGAACTCTTACCTATAGAATCTTATTAGAAAAATTTAATGGGAAATACGACAATCTAACTAATGAACAAAAACAAATTCTCAAAGAATACATAAATTCAGTAGACTCTACCCCAGATTTAAGAAATTTCTATAATGGTAAAATTGAAGATTTAAAATCTATAATCAAAGAAATAGTTAAAGAAGTTAAAGATAAAGTCACCCAAGTTAAAATCACCGAAGTAGTAAAATATTTAGTTGAACTAAAGAAAACTGATAAAGTTGGAGATAGTAATTTAGTTGATTTATTACGTTATTATCAATTAGCAAACGAAATAAAAATATCAAATGGTATACAAGTATAAGCTTAAAGAATTTGAAGTAGGTGATGTTAAAGTAGATAGGGGTGTTAAATCTCAAGTTACTAATGTTAACCCTACTACTGGAACCGTATCTTGGACTATTGATTATGTTCCTAATTTAGATAAACTCATAAAAGATTCATCAGAATTAACTGAAACTGCTAAGGGGGTTTATGTTAAAGCTAAAGATGATAAAAAATTTTTAGATATATACGAACAAGCTAGAAACTTAAGAAACTTAATTCGCACTCACGTTAGAAATAACTACCCTGAAGAATATAAAAAATCAATTGGTATAAATGAAGATGAAATAGATGAAATATCTACTTCGGGGGGTGCAGGTGCCTACTTAGGTAAATATGCATTTAAATTACCAAAAAAACAAAAATCTATTTAAAATTCCATTCTAATATGTATAAACGTATAATAAAAGAAGAAAAGGAGGAAGTTTCCAAATTTCACGAAAAACGTATATTAGCTTTTGATGTTTTAGAATCAAGATTGATTGAAATTAAAAAGTTAATCAAATTAGGTAAAATTGAAACCATAAAACATTACAGAGACAATCCTAACAGTTATAATGTACTTATAGGAACTGATATACTTAACGATTATTTTAACGATATAGAAACACTATTACAACCCAATTAATATGAAACAATCAGAAGAATTATTTAGAGAACTTACAGAAAAATTTTCTAATAATAAAAAAAGAACCAAACACATTATCTCAGAAGAATTAGGAGGTATTGTTACCTTAAAACCTTTAGTACAATTAACCTCTGAAGATTTTAATTCAAATAAACAACCTTGGGAAACTAAATTCGAGGCTTTTGTTAATGAAGAAAAATCAAAATCCTTAGAAGCGATTGTTAATAATGATATGAAAACTAACACCTTAGAACAAGAAGGAAAAATAAAATCTGACTCTAATGTAAAGTTTACAATGGATAATAAATTGGGAGGTTCTTATAAAGTTTCTGATGCAGTTGAAAATATCGAATCTCACAATTATGATTATAAAGCTGAGAATATTAATAACATAAATACCCAAGAACTACTAACAGGAGTCCAATTAGAAATTAAATATAATAGTGCCTTAACCCTAGATGAAGCAAAAGAATTAGCTATTAAAAATCTTACTAAAGATCCTTTACATTATGTTAAAGAGGGACAATTTGGTATTAAGGGTTTAGGTTATACTGAACAAAAAGTAGATATAAATGATGGGGAAACGTATGGAGGATCAGGATATAGTACTAAATTAAAAAAAAGTAGTGAAGCCTTAGTACCCGTTAAAGAATCTAAAAATCAAAAAATTTCAAGACTTATAAAAGAATCTTTAAACGGTCCAAGAGCTATGGAAGAAGATTTTGATAAATTTGATGAAGCTAAAGATAAAGCAATCGAAGCATCTCAAGAAAAAGCAGGAATTAAAGAGGAAGATAAACCTGACTTTATGGACATAGATGATGACGGAGATAAAGAAGAATCTATGAAAAAGGCTGGTAGAGATAAGAAAGCTAAAAAACCTAAAAAAGAAACCATTGACTTCAAACTATCAGAAATTGCTAAACAAGGTGACATTGTTAAATTAGAAGCTCAAATTAATTATTTAGATGAAATTATAGAAGAAAAATCTAACAGATTAAGCTCTATAGATGAAGATGAAAACTTATCGGAATTAGTAGATAAGAAGAAAATGAAAGAAATGCAAAGGGAGGTTAAGCTCTTAGATAAGAAAAAAGCCCAAATGGAAAAATTGTATGAGAAAATGTGTGGTACAAAATACTCAAAACCAGAAATGGTTGATGAAATGGATGGTGATGACTTTGAGGATGAAGATGAAAGAGAAAATTATTACCTAAATTTAGATAGTGTAGACGAGGCTAAAAAATAATACGTAAAAAATGAAAAAATTATTAATAGAAACCCATACCATAAGAATATCCCCTAACCAATTAACCGAAAATATTAGTAAAGAAAGTGGTAATCTTTTTGTTGAAGGTATTTTAGCAACGGCTGAAGTAAAAAATGGTAATGGTCGCTATTATTCTAAACAATTATGGAATAGAGAAATGGACAAATATAAGGAACTTATTGAGCAACGACGCTCAATGGGGGAATTAGATCACCCTGAATCTACCGTAATAAACCTAAAAAATGTATCACATCTTATAGCAGAATATTGGTGGGATGAAGATAATGTAGTAGGTAAAATAGAAATATTACCAACTCCCTCAGGAAATATACTTAAAGAATTAATTAAAAGTGGTGTTACTGTAGGTGTATCATCTCGTGGAATGGGTTCATTAGAAGAAAATAGACAAGGAGTAATGGAAGTACAAGATGACTTTGAATTACTTTGTTGGGATTTTGTTTCAACACCATCAAACCCGGGTTCTTATATGACTACCCTAAATGAAGGTAAAAATATAGTTACCTATGATTATACAAGTGTAAATAAAGTAATACACGAAATCCTTTGTTCAAAAGGTTCATGCCCCCTAACATAAACAATATGACCTAAACCCTATTTCTTCGGACGCTACCGACGGATTTAAACATTAGACGCTCTTTTAGAGCGTCTTTTGCGTTTTTAAAGATTTCATCATATGTATAAATGCAATGCGTCATGAGTACTTTATATGATGTTAAATTATACTTATTTATATTACGATTTCCAATAATCGTATTTCACAAAAAAAATTTTGAGATTATGGCAAACACCGATTTGTTAAAAGAAGCAATTGCAGATGCTAAAGCCGTTAAGGAAACAGCAATCGCAAACGCTAAACTTGCTCTTGAAGAAGCTTTTACCCCTCATTTAAAATCAATGTTATCTGCTAAATTAGCGGAGATGGATATAGATGATGATGATGATGTAATGGAATCTGAAGAAGAAGTTAAAGAAATGGACGCTCCAAGCTTCCGAAGAAAAAATTCTCCTGCTGGGGATTCTTTAAAAAACTTAGTACCACAAAAAGTAGGAAAATCAACAGTTCAAGAAGAGGAAGAAGAATTTAATTTAGACGAGCTATTAGCTGAGTTAGAATTAGATGAAGATGCTCGTACAGATGCTGAAGAAGAAGGCTACAAAGATGGTATGAAGGATGAAGAAGAAGACATGGAAGGTATGGAAGATGAAGAAATCGACCTAGAAGATATGTCAGAAGACGACCTTAAAAGTTTTATTGAAGATGTTATTAAAGATTTAATATCAGACGGAACTATTGAAGCCGGAGAAGACATGGAAGACATGGAAGACATGGAAGATATGGAAGACATGGAGGATATGGAAGACATGGAGGATATGGAAGTTGATGTAGAAATTGATGAGGAGTTTAATAACAAGGATAGAGATAAAGGTGATTCTCCAACTGAAAAAGAAACTGAAAAAATGAGATTTAAAGAGGCAATAGATGAAATCAATGCCCTTAAATTTGAATTAAATGAAGTTAATCTTTTAAACGCTAAGTTACTTTACACTAATAAAATCTTTAAAGAAAAAAACTTAACTGAAGATAAAAAAATCAAGGTGTTAAAAGCATTTGATAAAGTATCAACAGTAAAAGAAGCAAAATTTATATTTGAAACGTTAAACGAAGGTATAGTTACTAAAACAACACCTAAACATAACCACATCAAAGGTTCTGCTTCAAAAGCAACAGGAATAATTACTGAGGCTAAAAAACCAATTATTGAAAGCAATGAAGTGTATGATCGTATGCGTAAACTTGCAGGATTAATTTAAAAAAACAATTAAACACTTAAAAACTAAAAAAATGAGCTTAAATTCTCTATTAGAAAGTGCAAACCCCTACCAGTCTTTACAGTCTGATGCCGCTAGGTTAGCTAGTAAATGGGAAAAAACAGGTTTATTAGAAGGACTGAAAGGTTCTAATAAAAACAACATGGGAATGATTCTTGAAAACCAAGCTAAACAATTGGTAGTTGAATCATCTCAAACAGGTGGTGGTGCCTCATCAACAGGTACATTTAGTTCTCAAACTGGTGTAAATGTAGGTGGACAATGGGCTGGAGTAGCTTTACCATTAGTACGTAAAGTATTTGGTCAAATTGCAGCACAAGAATTTGTATCTGTACAACCAATGAACTTACCCTCAGGTCTTGTATTTTTCCTAGATTTCCAATACGGATCTAGTAAATCTCCATTCACTGCCGGTGATTCATTATATGGTAATAAAACATCTGAAAATGCTCCATTTGGTAATACAAATGCTGGTGGATTGTATGGATCAGGTAGATTTGGATATTCTGTTCAAAACACTGAATCATTTGCAACTGCAACTTCTGCAAATACAACTTGGGACCAAGTAAACTTCAATTCAGATTATTCTTCTTCTGTTGCTGCTGGGAATTATACTACAATTTCTGTACCTACTGCATCTTTATTATATGCTGATGTAGAAGGTGTTAAAGGATTCCAATTATTTTCTGGATCACTTTCAACTTCAGTAATTACGGGTTCTAACGGACAAGTAGCTGGTAGTCAAGTATCTGAATTTACAACTTATGATGGTGGTGCTAATATCAATTTTGTTGTATTAGATACAGCATTCGTAGATCCTACTAAAGTATTAGTAAACTACCAAATACAACCACAAGACGTATTTAGAGGTGACTTTGAAGCCGGTAACAGCAAACCTAACAGCTATAACGAAAGTTCACAAGTTATCCCAGAAATCAACATCCAAATGCAATCTTCTGCAATTGTTGCTAAAACTAGAAAACTTAAAGCAGTATGGACACCAGAATTTGCACAAGATTTAAATGCATACCATGCATTAGATGCTGAAGCAGAATTAACTTCAATCTTAAGCGAGTATATTTCATTAGAAATTGATTTAGAAATTCTTTCTATGTTGATCGAAGGAGCTTCTGCCGGAACTGAAACTTGGTCAGCTATAAACAACGTATCTATCACAGGTACTGGTGCCGGAATTTCACAAACAGATTTAGGATTTTATAATTCTCAAGGACAATGGTTCCAAACATTAGGAACTAAAATCCAAAAGTTAAGTAATATCATCCATACGAAAACTCTTCGTGGTGGTGCTAACTTTATGGTTGTTTCTCCAACCGTAGCTACTATTTTGGAATCAATCCCAGGATTTGCAGCTAATTCAGATGGTGATGCTGCTAAAATGGATTATGCATTTGGTGTACAAAAAGTTGGTTCTTTAAACAGCCGTCAAAAAGTATACAAAAACCCTTACATGAACGCTAACACAATCCTATTAGGATACCGTGGTACTCAGTTCTTAGAAAGTGGTGCTGTATTTGCTCCTTACATCCCATTAATCATGACTCCTCTAATCTATGATCCTGAAACTTTCACACCAAGAAAAGGATTATTAACTAGATATGCTAAGAAAATGGTGAGAAGCGAATTCTATGGTACCATAAATGTATCTGGTTTAGATACTATATAGTACTTACTAAACCAATATTTTATAAGAAGGGACGCGTTTTGCGTCCCTTTTTTATATATATAATCGACATGAATAATTCCCGCCTATGAAACAATGTAAAAAATGTAACCAAACAAAATCTTTAACTGAATATTGTAGCCGAAAAGGTGAAAAAGATGGAAAACACCGGTACTGTAAAAGTTGTCTAAATGGAGACTCCAAAACATACTACCATACTTCAGGTAGGAAGGACTCTGACTACTACAAATCCTACCGAGACGAAAATAAAAAATATTTTAACGACTACAGCCACACCCACTACCACACCAAAAAGGAAATATACCGAAAATACAACAGAGATAGATACTCTACAGACAATGAATACAGAACAAAACACACTGTCTCTTCCCGAATACACCAAGCTTTAAAAACTTACCAACTACTAAAAAAGGATAAAACCCTAGAATATCTAGGTTGCCCTATAGGAGAATATTGTATTTATTTAGAATCTAAATTCGATAATAAAATGGGTTGGGATAATCAAGGAACGTATTGGCAAATAGACCACATACTCCCTATTGCATCTTTTGATTTAAATGATGAAGAAGAATTATATAAATGCTTCCATTATACTAACACTCAACCTATGGAAGCCCTCGAAAATCGTTTAAAAGGAGATAAAATATTGTAGCCAATTATGGGTTGTATATTAATAATATTATATTATGTGTTATTTAACGTATTTATAACGTTTAAATTTATATATCACATCGTTTTACATTACAACACAATTTTATTTTATTTCCCGTAAAATAACTTAATTAAATATTCAACTCATATAAAAAAATTATAATATTAAATAATACTACCATATTTATAACAAAATTACACTATGAATGTACCTATATATGATGGTAACCCAATATGGAATCCTAACTCCGTGCCTTTTGGTTTTTACAACAGCAGTGTTGATTTTCAAGTTGACTGTGTAAAAGTAGCAGAGTTTTGTGCTATTAGGTTAGGTTATCCATTAGTTGATATAGAACTACAATCTAGTTCATTTTTTACAGCTTTTGAAGAAGCAATTACTATATATGGTAATGAATTATATTCATACATTGTTAGAGATAATATGTTATCTTTAGAGGGGTTTGAAATTGAAGACCTTGTAGATTTAAATAATAGTATAATAACCCCAAATTTAGGACCAATTATCAAGATGTCCGAACAGTATGGGGCTTCGGCTGGTACCGGTGGTAATGTACCTTGGTATAAGGGAAGTATCGCTCTTACTTCTAGTATTCAAGATTATGATCTAAAAGCCTGGGCTGCATCACAAAATATAACAGGGAGTATAGAAATCCAAAGAGTATTTTACCAAGAGCCTGTTCCGGCATCTGCTCAATACTTAGCCCCTTATGGTGGTTTTGGTTTTGGTTTTGGGGGAGCCCCAGCAGCGGGAATGATGGGGATTGGTTCTAACTACCTAATGATGCCTCTTAGTTATGATATCCAACTCATTCAGGCTATTGAAATGAACAATACGGTTAGAATGTCTAATTATAGTTTTGAAATGCATAATAACATATTAAGAGTATTCCCAATCCCTGGTCCCTATGTTCATAATGTAGATGTCTCGGATACGGGTTCTATGGCCGGTAATATATGGTTTGAATATATTAAAGTAAATGAAAGAATAAGCGAAAGTGTAAAACCATCATTAGGTCAGGTCACTAATGCTTCCAATATGCCTTATTCTAATCCTAATTATGATTTGATAAATTCAATAGGTAGACAATGGGTTTTTGAATATACCCTAGCAATATCTAAAGAAATTTTAGGATATGTTAGAGGTAAATATGGTACTATTCCAATTCCTAACTCTGATATAACTCTAAATCAAGCAGATTTACTAGGAGCAGCAACTACTGAAAAAATATCATTATTAGAAAGATTGAGAGCATATTTTGATGAAACCTCTCGTTCTTCATTGTTAGCTAGAAGGGCAGCAGAAAAAGAAAGTAGAGATAAAGAATTAGATGGAATCCCAACATTTATTTATATAGGATAATATGGCAGCAATGTATACAGGACAGAGAGATACTTCTTTGTTAAAACATTTAAATCGTGAATTAATGGGTAATATTATTACCCAACAATGTGCTATATACCAATTTAAATTAGAAGAAACTAAAGTAAATATATATGGTGAGGCGGCTGGTGAAAAATTTTACAATGGTCCCTTCTTATTCAACGTTTTAATAAACAGAAAAGACCAGGAATATAGTGGAGATGGAGAAGGAATTCGATTTGCTCAAAGTATTGACTTTTATTTTCTAAGAGATGATTTAAAAGTAGCAAATGTTGTTCCTGAAGTAGGGGATATTATTCTATACCAAGAAGGATATTATGGTGTACAGAGTACCGTTTCTAACCAATATTGGGGTGGTAAAAATCCTGCTTATCCCAATAATAATTCTGATGGTACTGAAAATCCTTTAAACCCGGGCCTAGATAAATTTGGAGAAAATGTTTCAATTCTAGTTTCAACTTATTATATTCCAAGTGATAAAGTATCAATTTCACCATATCGTGAAAGATTCTAGATGTAAAAAATATAAATAAATGGCAATAAGAAAACCCATACCCAAAACCCAAAAAGAACTAAGTATAGATCAACAGGTACCTTCTACCTCTAGATATGGTAATCCTAATATACCTTTAAATTCTAATGAAAGTCAAACAGGTATTGAATTTAATAGATCTGAGAAATTATCTTGGGCTGGTGATACTACCAAACCTTTCTCAATTGGTTTAAAGGACCTAGATGAGGCTGTTTTTTATTATTTTGAAAATGTGATTAAACCCTTTGTTTATCAAAATGGTGAAAGAAGAGAAGTACCCATAATTTATGGTTCTCCTGAAAGGTGGAAATCTTTTCAAAAAGACAACTATTATAGAGATAAAAAGGGAGCAATAATGTTACCTATTATAGTAGTAAAAAGAAACTCTATCACAAAGGATCGAACTACCTATAATAAGTTAGATGCAAATAGCCCTAACTTATACGGATCTTTTCAACGTGCCTATAATCCTAAAAACTTCTACAGCAACTTCTCAGCTATTAACAACGCAATTCCTGCACAACAATTTTATGCTGTAGCTGTTCCTGATTTCGTTAACTTAGAATATAGTGTAATAGTCCAAACCTACTACATGGAACAACTAAATAAAATAATAGAAGCATGTGAATACGCATCAGATGCATACTGGGGTAATCCTGAGAGATTTAAATTTAGGGCATTTATTGATAGTTTTACTACAGCAACTGAACTTACAACCGGGGAGGATAGATTAGTAAAAGGAACATTTAATATTAGATTAAGAGGATATATTATACCAGACACTATCCAAAAAGATATGAATTCTATTTCTAAATATAATTCAAAATCCAAATTTATAATTTCAATGGAAACTACTTCGAATAGTGAGATATTTAAAGAAGGAGTAACAAAAACTAAAGATGGAAGAACAAGACGTCAAAGGGAAAATCAAGGTGGTATTTCTAACATATCAGATATAACCCCAGGTAATACTTTAAAATAACACTAAAAAATGAGTAATATACGATTTGTAGATAGTTTAAAAGTAGGAGCATACTCTGCTGGGGGTTCTGTAACTGGTGTTATAGATAATGTAGATAACTATGTTCTTACAGCTACTGGTACCACAGAAATACAGGGTAATGCCCAACTACAGTTTGATGGTATTAACCTAGGCATAGGTGGTCCTTCTTCTGGGGCAAGATTCGAGATACATGATATTAATAATTTAGATTTAGTATTAATAAAAAATATAGATAATAATGGTATAAAAATAGATAATTTAGGTATTTTATCACTATTAGAATTTGACACATTACCCACAGCTATTACTGGGGGAATAGCATACCATTCTAATGATTTTTATGTAGGGTTATAATTACCACATTTCTCTATAATATGTATAATAAATAAAATAAAAACAACTTCTTAAAATAAAGTAATAAAATGGCAAATTGGAAAAAAGTAATAGTTAGTGGATCTGCTATATCACAATTAGCAAATAACTCAAACTATTTAATAGATGGACAATCCGGAGCCACTCTTACAGGTTCATTTAGTGGGTCCTTCACAGGAACCTCAGACTTACCTAATTTATCAACAGGTAATGGTTTAACCGGTGGACCCTATGATGGTTCATCACCAACAACTTTCTCAGTACAAGCTGATGGTTCTACTTTAACAGTAACCGGGGGTGGTGTAAAAGTAGCGGATGCAGGAATCACATCAACTCAAATTGCAACTTCAGTTGCAGGGGCAGGTTTAGTAGGTGGTGCAGGAACAGCATTAGCAGTAAACGTAGATAATTCATCAATTGAAATTTCAACGGATACTTTAAATGTAAAAGCAGAAGGTATTACTAACTCCATGTTAGCAGGATCAATTGCAAACTCCAAACTAACAAACAGTGCCATAACTATAGGTTCAACTCCAGTATCTTTAGGAGCAACCGCTTCTTCAGTAGCAGGCTTAACACTTACAGGTGTAGTTGCAAGTGGATCATTCAGTGGTTCATTTGAAGGAGATGGTTCTAATATTACAGGTATAGCTTCTAACTTAACAACAGCAGGTGAAACAGGAACAGGTACTGTAGCATTAAAAACACAATCTCTATCAATTTTAGCTGGTGAAGGTATTAATACAGTAGCGAGCGGTCAATCAATCACTATTTCTGGAGAAGATGCTTCATCTGCAAATAAAGGTGTAGCTTCATTCACATCAAATAACTTTACAGTTTCATCAGGGGATGTTGCTTTATCTCAAGATGTAACAATTGGGCAAGATTTAATAGTCACCAGAAACTTAACAGTACAAGGTACAGCTTCTTTTAATAGTGAAACTAACTTAGACATAACTGATAGATTTATTAGAATGGCTTCTGGTTCACAAGCAAATGGTGATGGTGGTATAGCAATTCAACAAGTAGGGTCATCAGATGCCGAGGCCTTAGGATGGGATTCAGGAGTTTCTCGTTGGGGGGTAACTGGTTCATTTAATGCATCACAAAATTCTTTGATACCAGATGCCTTTATGTCTTTAGTAATAGAGGGCACAACATCAGACCCATCTTCAGTAGTAGCTAAATACATTAAAAAAGGTAACATTTTTTCTGCAGCAAATGGAGAAATTTATATTTACTCTTAAACACATTAAATAGAATTTATTAAAAAAATTAAAAAGTTATATGGGATTTGTATCTAACCACGTAGAAATAAAAGGGGTACCTGCTAAAAAACTAGGTACTCCTTTAATAGTTAATGTTGAATTAAGTGAAAAAGAATTAGAGTTTTTACTAGTAACTATAAAAAATTGTTTGTTTAAAGGAGAATATGTAGAAACTCTTTACACTTTAACCCTAAATTTACAAGAAAAATATAAAAGTTTTAAATAAAATCAAGTTATGTCATATAACCTAACCAATCTATCACTAAGGGAAATCAAAGCCCTCAGAAAATCCACAGATTTTATTCCAATAACAGGTATTGATGCTATCTTTATAGGTACAATGCAAGTTAAATTAAATGCTAAGATAGAGTCTATAGAAAATGAAATAGAAATTTCAAATTCTGAAACTAACTAATTTTTCTTCATATTTATAGGTATATTATGGCCCGTAAGGGAGTGGACTAGCAAACTAGTAGCCAACCTAATAAAATTATAAACATGCCCAATTGGAAGAAAGTAATACTTAGTGGATCTACTGCTGAGTTAAATAGTTTAGAAGTAACAGGCAACGCTACCTTTGGGGGTACAGTAACAGCCTCACCCGCAACTCTATCCACACATTTAGCAACTAAAGGACAATTAGACACAGGGTTAGATACAAAGAACCCTTTAATA